GCTACTATTTATTGTCGAAGCGGAAACAATGCGGGTGTTTATAGATCACTCGATAGTGCATCGACCACGGTTCATACGTGGGACAGGGCTACAAGGAATGATACGGAGATAGGCAGTACGTGGGTTGCCGCTCCTGTTCGGGCTTTTGGGCCTTCTACGGTAATGTTCGATGCTACTACGGCTATGTTTATTGACGTTGCCGATGCACCGGTTCTTGCCGGTACTGCTCGGTGGTCAATTTTCGTTTATCGGTTGGATTTGGCAGAGGCCGGTAACGAGTATGTTGAATTTAGATTTGATGCGGGTCATTTTGGCTCTTACATCACTAACGCCTAATAAGGAGGTAATGTTATGGCAAGTCCGTTAGATTCTGCACAATTTGTACGCCTCCTTGACGAGAGGCTTCGAATGGTGTCGGAGAACAAATATAAAGACCTTAAATCTATGATTCCTACGCTTTATAATATGGTGTCAAGTGATAGCGCGTGGGAGGAATTTTATGGTATTGGCAGTACCCCCGATATTCCCGAATTTAATGGGAAGCTCTCTTATCTCGGTATCGCGCCGGGTTTTCATACGCGTATCGAGCATAAAGAATATGCGGGTGGTATTCAGAGTGAAAGAAAGCTCATTGACGACAAGAAGTACAGCGTTCTGGATAATAGGGCCTCCGGCCTTATGACTTCCGCTCACCGGGTTCGAGAGAAGAAAGGTGTACGCGCCTTCTCTAATGCCTTCTCTACTGCTTTTGATTATATGGAAAGTGAGGAAGGTATTGCTCTTTGTGGTTCTCATGCCACGAAATCCGGCGCTTCGACTTCTTCCGGTTTTAGTAATGCCGGAACAACCGCGGCCTCAAAAACCGCGCTTGCCGCTACCCGTCTGCTTATGAGAAAGTTCCGGGATGATATTGGTGAGAGAATCGACATGGGCGATGATCTTGCTGTAATTTGCCCGGACAATCTTGCCGACACTTTCTATGAGATTGTTGGTACGCCGATGGGGTATGATACTGCCGCTATGGATAAAAACATGGACTACGGGCGGTATGAAGTTATTCCTTACCTTCGGTTGGATGACTACGATACAAACAATTGGTTCTTGGTCTGGAAGTCTCAGATGAAAAAGGACTTGATCTGGATGGATCGTATTACGCCGGAGTTGAAGAATATTGTTGATTTCGAAACATACGCCATTAAACATGCCGTTTATTTCCGGTGTTCCTATGGCTTCATCGATTGGCGGTGGGTGTATGGTCACAATGTTTCTTAATGATTTTAACAACTTACCTACATAAGTAAACAGGTACTCTAATTGGGGCGGGTGTAGGCTCGCCCCTCTATACGTCACTCGATCAGATGGGATCGATACGATAAGGAGATAAAGATGGCAACAGGATGGGGAACATTTAAAAGAACAGGCATCCCGGTTCCTATTGGATTTCAAGGGTGTGAATTTGGCGATGTCTATTTTGTAGATTATAATGCCGGTTCGGATAGTAACAGGGGCCTTACCCCCGGTACTGCTTTCAAGACATTGAGTAAGGCGTATGCTTCTGCTACATCAAATCAGAATGATGCAATTTTGATTAATGGATACTCCGGTGTGGCTGAAACAGCTATGATTTCGTGGGAGAAAAACCGTATTCATGTTTTCGGTTGTAATGGGCCTATGCCTATTTTTGGTTCGGGCGCGGGCGCAAGGGTTACGATGGGCGTAACTACCGATACTTCGGATATTGCTCTATTGAAAGTTACTGGCGTGCGAAATTCTTTCAATGGCATTAAGTTTGATTCCGGCAACTCTTTAACACAGTCTGTCTATACCGTGGCTGATGGTGGTGAATATACGCGGTGGAATAATTGCGAGTTTTATAAATCTACGCATTTGACAACTGCTGGAGCCGCTGAATTGCTGTGCAATGGTGATACTTCTACTTATTACCGATGTACGATTGGCGATCTCACAAACTTGAAAGGTGGCGCGGCGGCCCAAACCCCCTGCGTTTTACTGACAAGAGAACAGATTACCGGAAAAGTAGCAAGGGATGTTACGTTTGAAAAGTGTCATTTCTTGCGTAGAGCGGTTCATGCCGTGACTTGTCATGTTTATGGCGTGGGTGCAACTGCTGTTGAACGGCGTATGATATTTGATAATTGTGTTTTCTGGAACGCGATTACTGCAACCGGTACTATTGGAGATTGTATTAATTTCAGCGCCGCACAGACTGATGGCGATGTTCTTCTGCTCAATCCTGCCGGTGTTAATATTACTGCTATTGCTGGCGCAAGTTTAAATATTTACATTCAACAGCAACCTGATGGCACAACTGGCGGTGTGGCTGAAGAGATTGCCGCTTAATTATGGCGGTGAAAAATGGCTAAAGAAAAAATACAAAGAGTTTGCTTTAAGTGTAATGGTGTTGGAATACATTATACGGACACGGAAGGAGGGGTTATTGAAACTAATCCATGTCCGGTATGTAATGGTGAAAAATATGTAACCATCGAATACCTTGACTTGAGTAAATTAAAAATCGCGTTTGATGAATTAAATGGTAAACTCGATACTATTATCGGTTTGCTGAATTAAATTTAACGGGCGAGAGGGAAGAAGAAAGTACTTCTCGCCCCCCTCCTTAGAGGGGAAAGGGTTTACAGAGATGGGAAAAATTTTAGATGAAATTAACTTCTTTGGCGCGACTGATAGAAAGGGTAAGAAAGCGGGAGAAGCAATTACTTCTACCTACCCTGCCTTTTACTTCTCAACTCAATTGGATGAATTGATCGAAGAGACGGAGAAGCAAGAGAGGGTTTTGAGAAAGGGCCTTGTGCCTCCTTCAGAAGTACCTTATGTAACGGCGGATATTGAAAAGAATAAAAAAAGAATTCAGGAGATCGAACAGAATTATCCCCGCCTGAATGATAAAGAACGGGATGAGGTTTGGGGTGTGTATAAAGATTTGGCAAAGGACATCTCCGACTCTATGTTTACGCGTACTGAAATGAAACAGGGTTTTGCCGATGCGCATGAGGAGGCGAGAAGAATGTCAGAACCTCTTATCCCGATCAAAGGCAAAGAGAAGTTTTTTCATAATATGGGCATTAAGGCAACAGGCGGTAAGATTTCAAGAAACGATGCTTCGCGTGCCTATAAGATAATCGGCAAGGTTCTTGGAGAGAATACTAATGTAGAGAAACTAAGAAAGGATCAAAATACCGGAACGTTTAAGTTGGAAAAGACTCTTGCCGAATTAATTAAAGGATAGGTGATTCTATGGATGGCTTAGATATGCTACGGCGACTTCGCCAAATTCTTGATGAAGAAAGTACGGGAAGTTGGATAGATGAGCGCACTTCCTACGATTATTTGTGGGAAGGAGCAAAAGAGTGTGCGAGGCGTTTGCATAATATAACAAGCCTCCAACAGATAGTTACGGTTGAGAATCAAGCAAGTTACGCCCTTCGTCCTGATTTTCTTAAACTATTTATGACAAATCGGCAAGGGCGTTATTTCATAAAGTATTCTACGGGAGCCAATAATACTTTCATATTTTTCGAAGATATGGAAGATTTAATTTTCCGGGATTCGATTAAGACGTATGATGTTAATCAAAGTACGTTGACGAGAAACGCGACTACCTTCGTGGACATCGGACAGGATTTTTCTGATTGGGAAACCGCGGCTCCCGGAACGGCACTCTATCAAATCACGGTTACGCATACAGACGGGAATGTAGAGTATGCGTTTATTGGGGATGCTTCTACAACTACAAATACTGATGACACAATCACAGTTTATTCCGACAAAGGCTTGACGACTACGGGTTGGAATGGTACTTCCGGGACTCCTTCGTATTACAAGATCGAGAACGTAAGCACCCAATTAATCCCGTCAAGTTTTTCAATAAGAAATAGACCTACCTTATATTCTCAGGTTACTGGAACTGCAACGAGTGACGGTTCGGCTTCGGGCGGGCGGGCCTTACTTACTGACACTTCAGGACTTTTTCTCACAACTGATCATGTTTTTCCGGGAGATGTGATTCATAATACGACAGATAGCAGTAGTGGTGTGGTTCTTTCAATCGAAAGCGCAACCACTCTATACGCGGCATTGTTTGGTGGAACGGATAATGAATGGGATTCGAACGATACTTATGTCATTCAACCACAAGGAAGGTTTGATATTTTTCTTGATCCGCCTCCCTCTACTTCCGGGCATATCATAGATATTCAATTTGTTAAAATACCTCCGCCTGTTTATAATGACTATGGGGTATATCCGTATCGACAGCATCTTTGTGAAGCGGTGATCAGATATGCGGCATGGCTTTATAAATATCGAGACGCTGAGCCTTCATTTGGGGATGCTCTCTATGTTCAATACGATAATCTTGTGCGGCGAGAAGCACGTGACCTTAATCCTTATGTTCAGAAAAGGAAATGGGAAGTTAATCTAAAAAATAGGCAGAGATATGGCTACTAAGAAAGAAAAGGAAAAGGAAGGACTACGGCGTTTAAGCGATCTTAATACTGTTCCTTTTCGTGGGGGTGCATATACGAAACAGGAAAAAGCGTTGCTTGAGGCGGGGCGTTTTTCTATGGTTCAAAATATGCGTCCCGACAATCCGGGCTATCGTCAAAGAAAGGGAATGGCAAGAAAGCACACTACTGCCGATAGTACGAACAAGGTCTTGAATCTCTATCAGTTTTCAAAAGGGAAAATTACTGAGAGACATTTTTTTGCTCAGATGTCAGATGGAGATTTGCTTGATGCTACCGATGCTCCGCCTACTGCAACAACCGGGGCCTTTGGTTCTGAGGTACATGATGGTACGGCAAGCGGTATGCGCCCGGCTTCTTTCGCTCATCTTAACGATGTTATGATTTATTCAAATGGAATTGATCAGCATCAATTATATCCCGGTGATGGAAATTATGTAGGGGCCTTTTGGGTTTACGATGGAACGGCAGATCAATTAATGCCGTCTCTTGGGAAAGACTTTTCAATTGAAGTTAGTGATGGGGATGCTACGACAGTAGCGGTATTGGATTCTCTTACTACTTGGGCGAATTTTGCCTGTATTTATATATTGACTCCCGTACCGGCGAACAAATTAACCATCACAGTATCAGCGGCTAATGCTAATGCTTCTGTATTAACTGCATATTATTGGAAAAATGATTCAAGTTGGGCCGATACTTCGGCAACTGATGGTACGGATAGTGGTGGAGCGACTCTCGCTCAAACCGGATCAATCACATGGACACACCCTTCAGATGAAATACCGAAGACTCAATTTGGTCAATCTGGATATTGGTATCAACTCAGAGTATCGGCGGCTTTAGATGCAGAGGTCGAAGTTTCAAGTGCGACATATGGTGGCGCTTTTTGTGATCTTGAAAACGTTGAAAGTGGTATATGGGATTATGCAATAGAGGCCCTGTTTTATGATGACAGCGATACACTTAGTTTCACCTACCCGTCTAATGCGATCGATATTTCCGATATGACAACTTCAGACGAAATCCTCATATCATCCTTTGATCCATTATACGGTATTTATGTGGATGTTGGAGATACTCCGAATACGGGTGGCAGTACCATAGGGGCCGGAGATGTTTTGTATTGGAATGGAGCGGCGTGGACTTCGGTTGGCACACCGGCTGATAATACGGCAGGGTTTTCAAAAAGCGGTACTGTTATATGGGACAGGTTTGCGGACGATCATCAAAAATATACTCAAAGGGCGCAATACACGGCCCATTGGTATAAGATCATGATTTCTACCGCTACCGTAACTGGCGATCCAATAATATCGATTTCCGGTATTCCGTATTTTTCAATGGATGCTTTTGGCAAAGGCGGAGTTTCTACGGTATGGAAAGACAGGGGATGTTATACTTTTAACCGTTACCCTCAATATATTTATGTTTCCGGAAAAGACCGAATTAATGTATTAAATGGAGATGACTTCGCTATTCTTGAAGCAGGAGACGGGCGGTCTAACCGAGTAACTTGTATGAAGAAGTTTCATAATGAGTTAATGGTTTGGCAAGAAGAATTAGGAAAAGAAGGTGGATGCTTAACACTCTTTGAAGGATATTCTCCCGCTACTTTTGGAAAATTAGTTCTTTCTTCGAAGATCGGAACATTCAGCCCGAAGTCTGCCGTTGTGGTTGACGGGGTTTTGACTTCCACAAGAACAGATGAAGATTTAAAGACTCTCGCCTTCTTCATCTCGCATTACGGAATAGCCATGACTGACGGTAAAACCGTAACGATGATTTCAGACGATATACAGAATTACTTTGATCCAACAAAGTCTGAATGTATCAGGCGCGGGTATGAAGATGAAATGTGGGTGGAGCATGATACGGCATATAACGTTCTTCGTTTTGGTTTAGTTTCCGGGACATCTGCCACAACTGCTAATCTATTCCCTGTCTATGATCTTGTGGATAAGGGATGGTCTTTTGATGTATTAGGCCAAAACCTTTCTTGTATGACAGAAGTAGAGGCGGCTTCCGGTGATATTCCAATTCTTCAATATGGTGGAGGAACAAATGATGGCGCGATTTATAGACTTAATACGGGAACAAATGATATTGATATTGACAATACTACGATCCCAATCGACTCTTATATTCGCATGGAATTGGGAGCCGAAGGGGATGTCTTTCAAGTTAGAAAGTTACGACTCCGAACAAAAGCGCAATCGGCGGGGGATGTGACAATAACTCCATATAGAAATAATGTTGCAGGAAGCGATACATTAACACTTCCGATGACGGTTGAACAAGCGGGCGATGCTTCTCGAAGGCACAAAACAAGTTTAAATTTACAGGGTACACAATGTTCTTTGAAATTTCAGAATAATGTGGCGAGTCAAGAACTTCATCTTCTTGATTTTGGTTTAGAACTTTGGGGAAAAGAAGGGCATTAATATATGGCTTGGCTAACAGGTTGGGAAAATAGAATTCAATTAGATATAGCCGACACTAATATAGATTCTGATTTAACAAATTTTCCCGTTCTTATCTCACTTAGTTCTTCTGCTGGCGCAAAGAATTTAGATGTAACAGCAATTTTTGATGAGTTGACATCAGATGCAAATAGAAAGAAAATTGCGGTTACAACTTCAGACGGAGAAACTCAATGCTATGTAGAGATAGAAAGGTGGGATGATGCCAATGAAGTAGCTTGGTTATGGGTTAAAGTTCCGTCTATTCTTTCGAGTGGTGGGGCTACGCTCTACCTTTATTATGATTCGAGTCAAAGCGATAATTCAACTTATGTCGGGGATACAACAGATGCGGCGGCGCAGAATGTTTGGGATTCAAACTTTGTTGGGGTGTGGCATATGGCACAAGACCCCAATGGAGATGCCGCAAATTCAATAAAAGATTCTACTTCCAATGCTAATCATGGTACTCCTTCCGGTACTATGACTTCTGCCGATCTTGTAAATGCTCAAATAGGCAAGGGCATAGATTTTGATGGAGTTGACGATGCAATTAGTTGCGGTTCAGATTCTACGCTTGACGATATAACGACTATTACTTGTGAGTTTGGTATTAATCCTGACAGTTGGGGTGAAGGTACAGCGGGTACTATTTTAAATAAGTGTTTAGAAGATAATACTACTGGCTGGCGCTTATATGTACTTGGAGGGGCCACAGAGGATCATATAAGATTTCTTAATTATTTTGATACTCCTGTTATCTCTCTTTGGAGAACGGCACAAGATTCTGTCACATTAGGTGTCAATCACTTTTTTGCTTTAACCTATGATAATTCAAGTACATCGAATGATCCAGTAATTTATAAAAACGGAGCTTCAATAACTGTCACGGAAATTACCGCTCCAACAGGTACGATTGTATCTGACGCGTCACAAGATTTATATATCGGATC